AATTAGATACAAAGAAATCTACTACTTCTTTATCGTCTTTATTACGTGCTAACTTCTCAAACCAGAAACGATCTTTGCGCTTATAAAATGATTTGACAGTTGCACGACTTTTTCCATTATATTAGTGGTAGTAGTAAGAATCTTTCGTGAAGTGATTCTTCATCGACAAATAACAACGATATGCATCAAAGGGCATCATTCAAAATACTAATTTTGCACGGGAAGTTTTTTTGAGGAAGTTGAGTTCCATAGCCTCATACTTAATCTTCTCCTTCAATGGTTTGGAGATTAGTTTTGGCACGGACTCAAGATCAATAGCATTGAGTTCGCAGAAATAAACTATCGCATCAATATAGCTCATGTCCTCCTGATCCTTTACAAGAGTTTCAATTTCCTGTGCGAAACGAGCAGGGCAAAAGAACTTATTCTCAAATGCCTTTTCTAGTTCATTCTCCATGTTGCCCAATATTGTGAGATACAAATTCTTTAATGTAGCGAACTAACAATTTAATATAATCCCCTTTGTTCCTTTTGTCAAATACTTTCACTTCACCGCCAGGGGTTACCATGATCGTAATTAATTTTTTAACAGGGATACCAGTTAGTTCGTAATATGCAGTGGCATAGAACATTTCTTGGACGAAATAATTCTCTAACCACTCTTCTGGTTTGATTTTTTCTGATGTCTTAAAGTCGATGACTGCAAGTTCTCCTTCGTACTCTGCGATACAGTCAACTCGACCCGCTAGCCCAAGATACTCTGAGTACAGAGTCCTTTCTATAGCGTGTACATTATTTATCTTGTCCAGATATGGTTTGGCATGATGAAACATGAACTGAGTCGCAGGACGAAAGTCGTCCCAGTTGATCTCATTGTTTCTCATGTAAACTTCAACTGCTTCATGGAAATCAGTTCCACGGGCAGTTGCTTTTTTTGTGATACGATTTGCTTCTTCAATGCCAACACGGGCACGCCATTTAGCAAAAATTTGTCTGTTGTAGAAAGAAGTTACAGACGTAATAGACGGCACCCACTGTCCATCAGGAAGATTGTACAGTCGGATGCCGTTTGTTTCTTTCTTATTCAGTTCAAGATCACCGAGATAATTATGATGGGTAAAGGTCATAGGCCAAGTTCTAGTTTTGCGAGGAGATATTCTTTACACAATCCAGATCTAACAATATCGTCAACACCAAATTCAACCAGATCAACAGATGGCATGACTCTAAGAATTTTCATAAAGTCTGCGATACCATTTCTCTCATTTTGTTTTGTCAGGTCAGATTGAGTTGCGTCACCACAGAACATAATCTTGGTGTTTTCTCCAACTCTAGTAATAATACTATCAAGTTCATGATAGTTTAAGTTTTGGAATTCGTCAACAATAACAATTGCATTGTCAAGTGTTGTTCCACGAATGAAAGACGTAGACCAGAAACTAATAGTTCCTTGAGTCTTAAGGTTACCATACAGCATCTCAAAGTCAGAGTCTGTTGGCATCTCAAACATATACTTCACCATATTCTTATATGGAATCTGATAAAGAGATGACTTATCCTCATGATCACCAGGCAGGAAACCAATTTCTCTGGTAGCCACAAGCGATCTGACAAGGTAGATCTTTTCATATGGTGTGCTTGGATCTAAGACATCACACAGAGCATTGTAGAGCGTGATAAATGTCTTTCCTGTGCCTGCTGCTCCATATGCAACTACATTCTTACCAGCATCATAGGCATCAAATAAAACTTTTTGATTGTCTGTTAGCGGTTCAATGTCACGAAGGAAATCAGAGTTGATTGGTTTTTTTCTTTTCATTTGTTTGGCAGTCAAGCCAACTCCGATTGGTCCATCAGATACTTTTCTTTTTCTTGGCATAAGTGATAGGAATTAAACAGGTTTTACTCGGGAACCAGGCGCTTTTGACGCCTTGTAAAGGACATCATTCCACCCTGGATGAGACTTTTTGAGTTTGTCATAAACTTCTCCAAGTTCTCCAGAACTCGGTGCTGTTGATGGATCCGACCAATCCCTCTGCCAATCAGGATTGTCGTCCTTCCACTGATCCCATTCATGAACGCTTAACACCACGTTCTTCTGTTCACCAGTTTGTTTATTAATAACAGGGTACGTTGCCATGCGTATAATTATGTGTAGAAATATTTAGACCCACTCAAGGGCTTCTGAAACTGTAGGAAACTGTTCAATAAAAACTTTCTTACATGCTTCAGCAATGTCCATATGTTCCTTCTGAGTTCCATGTGCAGAACGCAGGGAGATATAATGAATCCATGATCTGCATGATCCCGTCATGTAGATTCTGGTGGGCGTGCAGAGTGGGAGTACATTTCTTGCACACTCCTTTGCCACACCTCGTTTCAGCATCTGTTGGTACAGAGCCATAGAGGAGTCAAACAGAGTTTGCATCTGTTTCTCTAGGAGTTGAACTTCAAAAGGATCTAGATCATCAATACTGTTCTGACGATTCTTTTCATCCTGACGGCGTAGTTCAGGTAGAGGAATCTCATCGAAACCTAGAAGAGATGAATCAGCATACCGTTGTGAAAACTCTTGATATGTGAACGAACGGTGCCTCAGTATTTGGGCCGCAATTGCTCTTGTAGTTTCAATCTCAAGAGTCATAGTGGACTGCTCAAACACAGACCAGTGATTGTGCTTGATACAATAACGCAAAAGACCAGCATACTTTTCGTTATTCTGATTATTTGGGTTAGAGACTCTAGCAATGTAAGCCATAGTCTGCTCCGCATCGGGAGTAACGCTTACTAGTTTTACCTTATCAGTCTGGGTATCCATCATCATCTCCGTCATAAAATACTTCGTCGTAGTCAGTTATATGTGGTGAACTTTCTCCATACTTGTAAGCATCGACATCAGAGTAAACCTCCGATTCAAGAACTTCAACAAGAGACTTTAGATTCCTCACAATTAGTTTGAGTTTCTCTTTGTCCATACATACTTGCATTGCACAATTAATTATAGACAAAAAAAGAGGACCCGTCAAGGTCCTCATATGTTTGTTTTGCAAATTATACCCTACTAACTTTTTTGTAAGAGGGTTAACTCACCGTAAAGTAATGATAGGAATGCTACAGAACTAAGGGATACGATCCCGGTAATTTGTAGTGCTCCCATATCACTTCACATAAGTGCGACCACGATAGCAGAAGGTGCCGTGAGTTTCCTCAGGGGCCTCATGCACTTTGCAATCAACACCACGATATTTGGTGACGCTGATTTGGGCATCGTGCAGTGCTGCTGCCTTGTCGATTTGCTTTTTGATGAGATTAAGTGTGTTCATTGGTTTACTCCTGAAATACTAGGGTGAAAATTGAACCTTCTCTGCTTTCGCAGGATCCGTTTTTTCCCGTTCCTTCAGTCGTGTGCGTCCCAGTAATGATTACACTCTGGTACAGATTCCTTTACGGTCTCTACTAACTCCACAACAATGTGAGGAGGTAATTCTGATTTATTCTTTTCGATCCTGAGCATAATTGCTTCAGCATCAGAACACATCATACCAGAGTAAAGAAGTAAATCAAGCATGGGATGAACGCTCCGTTCCTACGACTTACTTGCGTCCTCCTTTCGGGGGATGAACGATAGGCCTATTATAGACCTTCATGTAGTATATAGTCAAGTAGGATTGTATTCTATTATACAGTTTACTTATCTTCGTGGTTGTATTCGATTACAATTTTTTCGTGCTTCTTAGTTCGATCGGAAACATAGTAATGCTTTGCTTCACCACCCAGAATCTGACAGATATTATCTAGTTGCTTGTCAACAGCAAACTTTTTAAAATTATCGTCAATCACGTTTCCTCCATTCATCAATTTGTTCTTGGGTAGGAACGTTGATTCGGAAGGCAAGACCCTCTTCCTCAAACTCTTTGTTCATTTTTTCGTATGTCTCAGGAGTAATCTTTTCAGTCACGTTGCCTCCAATCATCAGGTTTATCTCTTTGAAACCAATCTACAATCTCATCTGCACCACCAAACCCCGTTCTATGATTGGATGGGTCGGGGTCTCCTAATCCCATCCTATTCAGAAAATCGTCGGTGGTTCCTTCTTCAATACCTTTAGCCTGACGCCGTGCTTTGTTCAACCAATCTCTAGCAAGAGTGTGTGCCTTGGCAAGTTTCTCTGCCCAGATCATGTCCTCTAGAGGAACCTCTTCTTTGTTCGCAATACATCTGCAAATGGACTCAAGTCTGAGTCTGTATTGGGTGGAAAGCATGTTAGTTCAATTTGAGTTTGTCTTTTAGATCAAGAACCTTATTAACCTCATCAACCGCAGCAGTCATCCTAGCACCTAGAATATCCATGATATCTTCGTAGATTACTGTATTATCCACGTAGTCATCGAAGTATGTGTCGATTGCTTCTTTGAGATACCTCTTGCGATGCCACTCAGGTGAATATGGTTTATAAGACATGGTGAAAGTAGTTTTTCATACTGCAGACTATAGCAAAAACTGGTTGACAAGTCAACTGTTTTTTTTATTTTAATGGATTTCCGTGTTTGTCCACTATTCCTAACTTTTTAATTTGAGAAAGATTTGATTTCTCATTCCTCTTCATTTTTTTATACTCCTTGATGAGTTTATTAACCTCATCATTGGAGATAT